ATCGCACTCAGCAGCGTCTTTCACACCAAACGACACGAAGACCGTCAATCCACACCACGGATTCGTGCGACACCCTCGCCTGTGCCACCCCCACCACGTCAACAAAACCACCCAAGACGCCCTACGCGGCAAGAAGAGAGCGAGGTGACCGCAATGCTTACCACCCCCGACGGCACCAAAACCTCTGCCCACCCCGGGGGGGTATGCCTCGATCGAGAATCGTCAGCCCTACGCGACCGCGCCCGTAGGAGCGCGTGCGCGCGCTCAGAATTTTCACATGGGGTGGTCAGGAGGGCCGGGGTGGTCGGAGGGGGACCGGTCCGGATGGTCCGGATGGCACCCTCGGGGAGGGCTTGACGATGGGTCGCTCACCCCAGCCGGCGCCGTTACTACTGCTGAACGGGCGCGGTGAGGGTCGGGATAGCGGCGGTCGTCCGGTCGCGGCGCCGCCAGCGTTCAAGCGGTTGGCGCCGAATCCGCCGACGTGGCTGTCGCGTGAGGCGAAGGCCGAGTGGCGGCGTGTCGCGCCCGGGCTCGAGCGCCTGGATCTGATCAAGGCCGAGGACCGGGCGACGTTGGCTGCGTATTGCGAGGTCTGGTCGCGTTGGTACAAGGCGCAGAAGGACATCCAGAAGAACGGCCTGACCGTCCGGAACACGTCGATACGGAAGGACGGCACCGAATCCGTCTGGTTCACGAAGAATCCTGCTGTGGCGATCGCCGAGCAGGCGGAAACCCGGTTGCGGCAGTACGCGAACGACTTCGGCCTGACGCCGGCTGGTGAGCGGAACGTGTCGAAGCGGAATGACGACCGAGACGCGGACGAGGAAGACCCGTTCGCCGGGTCGTCGGCCGACCAAGACATCGGCTAGCGCGCCGGCGCCGCGCGAGAGTCCGCATGCGGCCGCATGGGACGCCGCCGACCTCGATGAACTCAAGCTAAGCCCAGAGGTCGCCTGGTACCTCCGAGACCGCGGCTACGCGGTTCCTGACTGTCCGCCGCTGATCAAGACGCCGGAGCCGCGCGAGGTTCCAGGCGCACGATTCGACCCGCGCCGCGTGGACAGAGTCATCGCGGCGTTCCGCAAGCTGCGCCACACGAAGGGCCGGTTCCGCAATCAGCGGTTCGACCCGGACTGCTGGCAGGTGGCCTATGTCATCGCTCCCTGGGCTGGCTGGATTTACCGCTCGCTCGATAGCGGGGCCTGGGTCCGAATCATCACGACGATATTCGTCGACCTGCCGAGGAAAAACGGCAAGGCGCTGGACGTCGAAACGCCGATTCTGAGCGATCGCGGATGGCTGCCGATCGGCGAGATCAAGCGTGGCGACCAGGTGCACGGTCCAGACGGCAAGTTGACCGAGGTCATTGCTACGTCCGACGTGCTGGAAAACCGGCGGTGCTACGAGGTCGAATTTTCCAGCGGCCAGCGGATCACCGCCGATGCGGAACACCTTTGGACTCTGCGGGATCGCTACCGCGAACGCGACGTCACAGTCAACACCGCAACGGTCGCTGAAAGCTACCTGGTCGGGAATCGTCGATCTCACCGGGAGCGGCGCTACTCGGTCACGGCGCCGGCGGCGTTGGACCGCCCGGACCTGTTGCTGCCGATTGACCCGTATCTCCTGGGCGCGTGGCTCGGTGATGGGCACACGGTCACCGCCCGGATCACTGGCGTCGACGCCGAGGTGATCGGCGCGTTCGCCGAGCACTACACGGTGCGGCGAGTGGGCGCATCGGCCTGCACGTGGGGAATTGCTGGTGGCTTCCAGCGCGCACTTCGGCAGCTGGGCGTCCTCGGTAACAAGCACGTCCCCGTTGCCTACCTATTCGCTTCGGCGCCCCAGCGGCTCGAGCTGTTGCGCGGCCTGATGGACACCGATGGCACCGTGCTGCTCACTGGGCTGCGCCGTATCCCGCGGTGCGAGTTCACGTCGACACGCCGCGAGCTCGCGGTCGCTGTGCTCTACCTGGCGCGCTCACTGGGTTGGAAGGCGACCCTGCGTGAAGGCCGCGCCACACTCCGCGGAAAAGATTGTGGACCCAAGTACCGCGTCACCTGGACGGCGTGGTCCGACTGCTCGCCATTCCGGCTGACGCGGAAGACCGCGCGTCTCTCACCCGCACCAGCTTCAAAGCGGCGGTCGTCGACCATGCAGATAGTCGCCGTCCGCGAGGTGCCGTCGCGCCCCGTGCGCTGTATTCAGGTCGCGCGGCCGGACGGGATGTACCTGGCCGGGCATGGCCTTGTGCCGACGCACAACTCGACGCTGGCCGGCGGTATTGGGCTCTATCTGACGGGCGGCGACGGCGAGGGGGGCGCCCAGGTGATCGCCGCGGCCACAACCAAGGACCAGGCGAAGTTCGTGTTCGAGCCGATCCGGCAGCTGGTCAAAAAGTCTCCGGGACTTGGCCGGTATCTGCGGCCGCTGGCGGCCAAGATCACACACCCGTCGAGCGGCTCATATTTCCAGCCGATCGCGAACGCTGGCGATGCGCAGCACGGCGCCGACATTCACGGCGCCATCGTTGACGAGCTTCATCTGCACAAGACGATCGACCTCGTCGAGGCACTCGAGACCGGTACCGGTAGCCGCGAGCAACCGCTGATCCTGTTCATCACGACCGCTGATGCCGGCAAGCGGCACACCCCATATGACAAGAAGCGGTTCCGGATCGAGCAGCTAGCCCGCGGGGCGCTGAAGGATCCGACGACCTACGGTGTGGTGTTCGCGGCAGAGAAGCCGGTCTATGAGAACGGCAAGCTCGCCGACGGTGACGATCCGTTCGCCGAGTCGACATGGAAGAAGGCCAACCCGGGCTACGGCATCAGCCCGACAAGCCGTTACATGAAAGACGCGGCGCTCAAGGCTCAAGAAAGCCCCGCCGAACTCGCTTCATTCTTGCGGCTGCATCTCGGGATTCGCACCAAGCAGGAGACCCGCTACCTCGAGGTCGACCAGTGGGACGTCAACGCCAGCATGGTCGATGTTGAGCGGCTCAAGGGCCGGCGCTGCTTCGGCGGCCTCGACCTTGGTTCGACGTCGGACTTGTGCGCGCTGGCGTGGGTGTTCCCGACTGATGACGGCGAGTTCGACGTGTTGATGCGGCATTGGGCGCCTGAGGATTCGATCGAGGATCTCGACAACCGCACCGCCAAAGCGGCATCCGAGTGGGCCAAGCCAGGCGGTTGCCTGACCACCACCCCAGGCAACGTAACGGACTACGACTTCATCAAGGCGCAGATCCAGCGGGATTGCGAGGACTTCCTGGTCCAGGAGATCGCCTACGACCGGTGGAACGCCCAGCAGCTCGTCAACGATCTGCTCAACGATGGTGCGCCGATGATCACCATGGGTCAGGGGTTCGCGAGCATGTCGGCGCCGACGAAGGATTTGCAGCGGCTGGTCAAGATCGGCTCGCGGGTGGACGAGGACGGCCTGCCGGTGCGGCCGATGATCCGCCACGGCGGTAATCCGTTGCTGCGTTGGGAGATTGACAATTTCGCGGTCGCGATGGACCCGGCGGGGAACGTGAAGCCGGATAAAGCGAACGCCGGCGACAAGATCGACGGCGTGGTGGCCCTAATCATGGGTCTGGCGCGGGCGATCGCGAATCAACCAGAACAAGTCGAGGTTTGGGGTTTCATGTCGTGACAGCACTACAGGCGTTGATCGCGGCCGCGGTGGCCGGCGCGTTGGTGGTCGCCGGGGTAGCGTATCTCGCCGGTCCAGGCTGGGCGCTGATCGCCGCTGGCGGCTGGGTCACGGCCGTGACGGTATTGCTGTATGACCCCGCATCAGGGCGGCCGCGTAGTGGTGTGCGCCGCGGCGGCTTTCGCGTGGATGGCCCGTGAATCTTCTTGAGCGCATGCTCGGTCGCGGCCGACGCGATATCTCGACGATCGACGACTACATCAGTCTGTGGAACGATTTCACGTTCAACGGGGTCAACTACGGGCTCGGCTTCACTGGTGGTCTCGGTGTCGTCCAAACGCTGGGCGGTCAAGAGACCGAGATGGCGCCGAACAATTTCGTGGGGCTCGGTGCTGCCGCCTACCAGGCCAATGGGCCGGTGTTTGCGTGCATGCTGGTTCGGCAGCTGGTGTTTTCGACGATCCGGTTTCAGTGGCAGCAGATACGCCAAGGCAAACCCTCGGAGATGTTCGGAACCTCTGATCTGGCTGTACTCGAAGCCCCGTGGCCCGGTGGTACGACACAGGATCTGTTGTCCCGCGTGATCAACGACGCTGACTTGGCCGGCAATTCCTACTGGTATCGGAACACGCCGCTGGCCCGCATGGGAACCAACGATCCGAACACGGAGCTGGTGCGGATGCGACCGGACTGGGTCGACATTGTGGTCGAGCCCCGGATGATCCGCGGAGGCCCCGGTGAGGTCAGTGGCGGCCAATTAGGTTGGCGCAAGGTCGGTTTCCTCTATACCGAGCGCGGCAGCACCGATAGCGAACCGGTCGGCCTCCTGGTCGACGAGGTGGCGCATTTTCACCCGGTGATCGACCCGTTCGCGAACTTCCGCGGGATGTCGTGGCTGACGCCGGTGATCCGCGAGATCCAGGCCGACCAGGCCATGACCCGATATCAGCGGAAGTTCTTCGATAACGGCGCCACCCCGAACATGGTGATCAAGCACACCGCGGGCGCGACCGAAGAGAAGGTCAAGAAGTGGACCGAGACTTTCAAAGAAGAACATACCGGTGTCGAAAACGCTTACAAGACATTGCATCTGTATCCGGGTGCTGACGCCACGGTAGTGGGCGCCAATCTTCGGCAGGTCGACTTCAAGAGCGTGCGCGGCGGCGGCGAAACACGCGTCGCCGCGGCCGCCGGCGTGCCGCCGGTGATCGTCGGCCTTTCCGAAGGCTTGGCGGCGGCTACCTACTCCAACTACGGGCAGGCGCGGCGCCGCTTCGCTGACGGCACCGCGCACCCGCTGTGGCAAAACATGGCGGGCTCGATGGCCCAGATCGTCAAACCACCCCGCCCCGACGTGCGGCTCTGGTACGACACCACCGACGTCCCGTTCCTGCGCGAAGACGAAAAGGACGCCGCCGCGATCGCCGCGATCAAGGCCTCAACGATCAACAGCTATATCACCGCTGGCTACAAACCGGATTCTGTCGTCGCCGCAGTCGGTGCGAATGATCTTGGGCTACTTGAGCATTCAGGACTCTATAGCGTGCAGCTACAGGTGCCTGGCAGCCAAACCCCCGACTTGAAACCCACGCTGATCAGCAGCGGGCAGCCGGGGGCCGCTGGCGCCAACTCGGCGGCCATGACCGGATTCCTGATGGCTGGCTACACCCCCGAATCTGTGATCGCGGCGCTGCAAGCCGACGACCTGAGCATTCTCAAACATTCGTCAACGCAAGGAGATCCGCAGGTATGACGACCCTGATCCCACCTGAGCTGACGGAACGTCGGCAACGCCGGGACCGCGGCGAGCGGTCACCGCGCCCCCCTACCCAAGGGCTGCGTAAGGCCCCATTCGGTTTGGTGCGCGATGCCGGCGACACCGACGAACCCGACGACGGCCTGACCTTGGACGGATATGGCGCGATCTTCAACGCGCTCACCATCATCGACAGTTGGGAAGGCCGTTTCAAGGAGAAGATCGCGCCCGGCAGCATGAAGCGGTCGTTCCGGGAGACGCCGCCGATAATCCAGTTCGACCACGGGCGCCACCCCCTGGTCGGCTCCATTCCCATCGCGTCGCTGCGCTCGGTCAGCGAGGACGTGCACCCGGACTTGGCGCCCGACGGTGGTGCGCACATCATCGGCCGCGTTTACGACAACTGGCTGATGCAGCCAATCCGCGACGCGATCGCGTCGGACCCCCCCGGTATCGACGGCATGTCGTTCCGATTCGAAGTGGTCCGCGACGGCTGGGAAACGTTCGACGGCAAAAAGATCGCCGACGGGCCCGACCTATGGGAGCTGCTCGACGCTACCTGGTGGGGCGATGTGCCCGACGAAGAGCTACCCATCCGCACGCTCAAAGAACTGCGGGTACCAGAGATGGGACCGGTTGTGTGGCCGGCCTACACACAGACTTCCGTTGGCATGCGGTCCAAGGTCATCGACCTAGGGCGCCTGCTCGACGGAGATCCCGATCAGCGCAAGCTGTTCGCCCGCGCCGCGTTTGCTTTGGACGCGACGCAATCACAGAAACAACCGGAGGCCAACGCGCAGCGATCCGCCGGCGACACCGTGTCGCCCGCAGGTGAGCGCCCGGCCGGCTCCGGGGACGCGCAGCGATCCACCCCCGAGTGCGTAGGTGAGCGCCCGTCAACCGCGCGCGAGAGGTACCGACAGATGGTCCTCGCCGAAGTGCGCGGCTTCATCCACCAGGCAAACGATTACACCGAAAGGAAGACCCATGCCTGACAGCGAAATCCGCGACGGGGCCCCCCAGCGCCGCGAAGGCGATCTGACGATGACCTACTCGCAGACCGTCGCCCGAATCCAGGACATCGAAGCCCGGATGTCTGAACTGGCCGAGATCCGGTCACTCACCCCCGAGCAGGACGCCGAATTCGTCGAACTGCGTGACGAAGCGGTCGAGTTGAACGAGCATCGCAAGCGTCTCGAACGGGCCGACGACCTCGCTCGCGTCAAGTCCGTCAAGGGACAGGTCGACGCCGCGGCCAGCCATTACCAAAGCCGATCGCTGCGTATCGAGCGCGGCAGCCCCGGCTCCTCGCAGGCCGGTCGCGGTGACTACGATCGCGACTCCATCCTCGAGCCCGACAGCATCGAGGACTGCCGGTTCCGTAACCCGTGGGACATGTCCGAGGTCCGCACCTGGGGACGCGAACCGGGCGCAGTCGCCGACGAATACCGGGCCCGCGCGCTGGCGGCGATCTCCAAGATGCCCGGCGCCAGCGACAAGATCCGGCAGGCCGGCACCGAGATCATCGAGCGATTCGACTCGAAGGACTCACGGCTGGCCCGTCATTGCCTCGTCACGTCCAGCCCGGCGTACCTGCGGGCCTGGTCGAAGCTGGCCACCAACAAGCCGCACACGCTGAGCCCCGACGAGCAGCGCGCTCTGGCCGCGGTCGAGGAATACCGCGCGATGTCGTTGACCGACAGCCAGGGCGGCTACCTGGTGCCCTTCCAGCTCGACCCCACCGTGATCGTCACCAGCTCGGGTGTGCTGAGCGAGATCCGGTCGGCCGCCCGCACGGTGGTCGCCACCGGCGACGTGTGGCACGGCGTTTCCTCGTCGAACGTATCGTGGTCGTTCGACGCGGAAGGTACCGAGGTCTCCGACGACTCGCCGAGCTTCGCGCAGCCAGCGATCCCGAACTACATGGCCCGCGGTTTCATCCCGATCAGCATCGAAGCCTCGATGGACGAGCAGAACGTCGCCCAGACCGTGGGTGAACTGCTGGCCGGCGGCAAGCAGGATCTGGAAGGCACCAAGTTCATCACTGGTTCGGGAACCGGTGAGCCGACCGGCATCATCACCGCGCTCGTGGCCAGCGATCCCAGTGTGATCGTCAACTCGATCACCACCGACACGTTCGCGCTAGCCGACATCTACGCCCTCCAGGGCGCGTTGCCGGCCCGCTACCGCCAGAACGCCTCCTGGCTGGCGAACAACCTCATCTACAACAAGACGCGCCAGTTCGACACCGCCGGCGGTGCAGGCCTGTGGGCCCATCTGGGCGAGGGACGCCCGCGTGTCCTGTTGGAACGCGATGTGCTCGAAGCCGAGGCGATGGACGGAACCATCGACGCCGACGCAGAGAACTACGCACTGGTAATCGGTGACTTCCGGAACTTCGTGATCACCGACCGCCTGGGCATGGCCATCGAATTCCTGCCGCACCTGGTGGGCGCGAACCGGCGCCCCACCGGTCAGCGCGGCTGGTTCGCCTACTACCGCACCGGTTCGGATTCGGTCAACGACAACGCCTTTAGGCTTGGCGGATTCATACGGTCAATGCAACGTTCCCTGATTTGGAGGTTGCAATGCCGACTGGTTTCCCGACTCCGTGGGTG